CTAGGAGACAAATGAGTTTCTTTAAATCTGAAGTTGTTCGGGCAGAGATGACCGAAATTAGTGAGATGCAAGAAGAGGTTTATCAAAGCGTCTTCAAGTTTCCAACAATGTCAAAAGAAGATAAGATAAAGCATGTTGAACTTTTAGAAAAACTTCTAGACAAACAAAAAGTTCTTTATACTCGTTTGAGTCTATCAGACGATCCTGAAGCACAGGAAATGAAGCAACGCATTACGCAATCTGCCTCAATGATGGGACTTCCTCCCAATGTTGATATGAGTATTATTCTTAATAATATGTCTAGAATGCTTGAGGTAATGAAAGAACAAATTGACAAGACAGGTTCCGACCTGTAAAATAACTAGGTATACACAAGCCAAATCCTACTAATACGAGGTAATCCGTATGTCTTTTTCAGATCTCAAAAAACAATCCACTCTTGGTTCTCTCACTTCCAAACTGGTAAAGGAAGTTGAGAAGATGAGTACAACTTCTGGAGGTGCTGATGAGCGTCTTTGGAAACCAGAGATGGATAAAACAGGCAATGGTTTCGCAGTAATCCGTTTCCTCCCTGCCCCCGAAGGTGAAGAACTTCCTTGGGCAAAGATGTATTCTCATGCATTCCAAGGTCCTGGTGGTTGGTACATTGAGAACTCTCTGACTACCGTTGGTCAGAAAGATCCTGTTTCTGAGTACAACCGTGAACTTTGGAACAGTAGTTCCGAAGCAAACAAAGAAACTGTTCGTAAGCAGAAGCGTAAACTGTCTTATTACAGCAACATCTATGTTGTAAAGGATCCCACAAATCCCCATAACGAAGGTAAAGTCTTCCTCTTTAAATACGGTAAGAAGATCTTTGATAAGATCATGGAAGCAATGCAACCTGAGTTTGAAGACGAAACCCCTATCAATCCTTTTGACTTCTGGCAAGGTGCTAACTTCAAACTGAAGTTAGTGAAGAAGGATGGTTACTGGAACTATGACAAGTCTGAGTTTGATCGTGTCGCTCCTCTCCTGGACGATGATGATGCTCTGGAAGCAGTTTGGAAGAAGCAATACTCTCTGACTGCGGTTACTGCTGCTGACCAATTCAAGTCTTATGAAGACCTTGAAAAGCGTCTGAAGATGGTTCTGGGTCAGAAGTCTGCTTCTCGTCCTCGTCTAGATGAAGAGGTTGATGATGAAGATAATGATCGTGGTTCTTATACCCCCGACTTTACTTCTCGTCGTCCCGAACCAGAACTTCCTGTGGTAAGTTCTTCTTCAAATGATGAAGACGAAGATGATGCTCTATCTTATTTCCAGCGTCTTGCTGAAGAGTGATCATTCATAAAGTCTGATATTATCAGCACGTTTCAGGGTTTCAGTCTTATATTGACTGGAACCCTCTTTGTATGCCATGAGTTCATTCATATCATTTAGAATAATTCCAAGGTATTCTTTCTTTAGAATAAAAATATTTCTCTTATTATTTTCTAAACTCTCTTCATATTCATAGTTTGTAACTGGAACTGTAACGTCTCTACGATCTATTTGAGTATCTGTTAAGTAATCGTAGAATGAGATAGAGTAGTCTGATTGTACTTGAAGACCTGCTGGAAGAACAATAAAGTTTTGGCTATTTCTAACTTCTATTGTTTCGTAGTGATGAATTCCGTTGTAGAGTTTGTTATAATCATTATCATATTTGGTTAACAGATAAGCATCAAGATTGTTTTGTTCCATCGGCCATTCTGTTTGAATGCTCACTACGTTGTTACATAGAAGAATAACCCAATCTAATGTTGCATCTCCGTAGACTTCATAAGCAACATTATCAGGTCTATCGTTTCCGACAATTTTATACTTCTCAAAGAAAGAAAGATTTTGAAAAATATCTTCTCTTATTTTTCCTTTCTTGAAAAGATTTTTTACCTTAATATAATCTGATATCCTAGCATCTGGAAGTCTGCTAACATATTCAAACTCTGGTAAGTATCTGAAGTAATTTGCCATTTTAGAACCCTATAAAAGTATCTTTATTTTTATCAATCTGATCATATTCGTCATCAAATAGAGGTTCAAGTTCTTGGAATTGAAGTGTTAATCTATAGGAGGTCATAGACTTTTCAGCGCCTCCATAAGTCATGTAAGTGTTGTCTGGAGTATAATCAACACTGCAAGATGTTAATGCACATTCTTTAAAACTATTTAAGTAAGGATGTGATTTTTGTCCAGCAGTCATATACTGAATTGCAAATGTATGAGGAGCTTTTAGGAGTAAGGATGTTTTACTTCTTTTCACTGACATCGCTTGTTTAAAAGCACGAATAATTTGTCTCACCATTTTTGCTTCTGCTTCTTCTCTTGGATAAAACATAAAAGTAAATCCAAAACTTCTTAGATTTGGTCCAGAAAAAAGAAGTTCTAAGTTATTATTAAAAGCAGCGCCAAAACCTCTTCCCTGAATATTTGCTCCCTGAACTGCCATGCTACCAAATAAAGATTTTATTGCCGTTTGCAAATCACCACTGTCTGCTCCTCGCTGAACATTATCCATAGTGTTCCCTGCCGCCCGTTCCGCTCCTTCAACTCCATTATTAAAAAAACCTTGTGCAAGGTTTGATAATTCCATCCCTACCATAGTCAAATCGTCATTTTGCCAAGTAACTGTATTACCATCACTTATTCCTGCAGGAATTGGTAGAGTTATTACTCCAATCCTTTTGGAACCTTTTATAATTGGATTTCCTCCATCTAAAGTTACAACTCTACTTTTGTTACTTCCGAATTGACCGTCACTTCCTTGTGCTTGATTTTCTTTTGATAATGACGGTGAGTATTCTAAAATTGAAAATCTAATTACATCTTGAACTTCTGATTTTAGGTCTAAAGGATAGACCATTTTTTCACTATAACTTGTTCTTGTCCCTTTTTTAAATTGATTTTCTTTGTCAAAATCTGCTTGTGAAGCCTTATCAGTATTTCCTCCTTGCCCATCTTTACTTGGATTTGTACCACTATTAGAAGCAGCAGCAGATCCACTGGCACTAGCAAGTGCTTTTTTATCTTGCTCAGTTGATACGCCTAAAGTGTTTTTTACTTTAGCATCATTAATTTGTTTAGATGTTTCTTTTCTTAATTGACTATTTGGGTCTCCAAGTGCTGCTTTTTCATCAGCAGTAGCATTTGTAGTTGAAGTTACTTTTCCCTTGGAGTCAATATTTGCGATTGTTGTTCTTTGTGTGCCATTTACTCTTTGGACCTCTGTTGTAAACAGTCTATTTCCATTCGCGTCCTTACCAGCATCTGTTACGACACTTTGTATCTTGGTATCGGCATTTCCAACCTTTACTTGTGATTGTGTAGATGTAGCGGTTGTAGCCATCAGGACAGAATGGTTTTTATTTATTTAGACGGAATTTTCCATATGGGATAGAAAGCATTTCATCCAATTCATCATATTTTACGACATGAAGTTTTCCAACAACTTCTTCCCAAGTGTATTGTCTACTTTTTCTCCAGTGAAAATTGATTGCTTTAAATCCCCATCTTTCTAGAGAAGTACAAGCGATTAGTGGGTGTTGATCGTATTCAATTTCTGGTGTTTTTGGTGTATAGATGAAGGTATAAAATTTACCTGGTTCTGGATATAATACTTCTTCCTTAAGAACATCAAGAATAATAAGCATCAAATCTTCTGGGTCACTGGTTCCAGTTTCATCAATTTTTTTCCTAAGTTCCCTCATTCTTGGTGGAATTTTAGAGTACTTCCCAAAACCTTCTGCCATTACTTGATACCTAGTTCTTCTTCTGTGATAATCTTAAACTCTATCAATCTATCATCACAGAATTCTTTTGCTGCCTTCCACTTCGCTTGATTGACTTCATAAGTAACGCACTCATGAATATATGATTTCGTCACTCTTGATTTTTTAATTGGAGGTCTAGTTTGTTTTTTGGGTTTAACTTCAATTACATATGTTTTTATTTGTCCAGTGCTTTCTTTAACTTTAATAATGAAGTCTGGATAGTATCTGTGAATTCTTTTATCTACTGGTGAGATATATGGAATGTAAAACTCTTCACTACCCCACTCCAAAATACTTTCATTTAAATCACACCAGTGACAAAATTTTCTTTCCCAACTACTACGGCAAATAATATTGTTGGGATCTCCTTTGTATTTTTTGGGATATGACGGTTTGTATTTGCTTTTAATACTTTCTGCCATACATAATATATAAGGTCAAAAAGTATTTATCAATGGGCACACCAAGGTCTAGATCTTTAAGCGAGATAAAAGATAAATTGTTGCATCCAGCAACTACATCTCATTTTGTCGTATCTATAGCGAAACCATCTGGACTAACTAATGATTATCTGTCTCAAAATGGAGTTAATTTTGATCAAGATAAGTTAGAACTTCTTTGCTCTGATGCAATACTTCCCGGTTCATCACTTGCAACTCATGATATTTCGGGTGACTATCATGGTTCTACACACAGACATGCCTATAGAAGATTGTATGATGATAGAATTGATTTAACTTTTTATGTTGATGCTACAACTTATCTTCCAATTAGATTTTTTGAGGTATGGATAAAATATATTGCTGGAGAACAAATTGCTTCCTCAGAACAAGGTCGTCCTGGAGTAGCAGATGTAAATTATTTTTATAGAATGAACTATCCAAAACTTTACATTCAAAATTCTGGATTAGAAGTAACGAAATTTGAGAGGAGCAGTATGGGATCTGCTGAAGGAAAGGCTGCTTCGCAATTGAAATATAAATTTGTAAATTATTTTCCTATTGCAATTCAATCTATGCCAGTTTCTTATGATAGTTCTTCTCTATTAAAATGTACTGTTTCTTTATCTTATGTCAGATATTATATTGATCCAACATCCCCACAAGCCAATTCTGTAAGTCCAACTCAAACTGCAGCTTTAACTCCAGAACAAACTGCAAGAATTAATTCAATTGCTTTTAATCCGAATACTAATCTTGGACTTGATTATGAAAAACTGACAACTACCGGAGGAGTTTCTTTTCCAGCTGCATCCAATTCTGGTAACACAATTAAAACAGCTTTTTCTGGAAAAAGTATTCTTTAACTTTCTAAATAATCACACTGAAACATTCTATAGGACATTATGCCATTACCTAAGATTTCTACGCCAACTTATGAACTTGAGTTGCCATCTACAGGACAATCAATTAAATACAGACCATTTTTGGTTAGAGAAGAAAAACTTTTAGTAATTGCTCTAGAGAGTGAAGACACAAAGCAAATTACTAATGCTATCAAGTCTGTCATCAAGAATTGTATTCTTACGAAAGATATTAAGGTTGAAAATTTGCCAACCTTTGATATTGAATATCTCTTCTTAAACATCAGAGGAAAATCTGTTGGGGAAAGTGTTGATGTTAATATCATCTGTCCAGATGATAATGAAACTAATGTTTCTGTAAGTATTGATCTTGATGATATTCAAGTTCAAAAGAATGAAGAGCACACTAATAAGATTAAACTAGATGATAGTATCATGATGGAAATGAAGTATCCATCGTTAGAGCAGTTTATTAAAAATAACTTTGACTTCAATAATGATAATGCGATGGAGCAATCTTTCGATCTCATTGCTTCTTGTATTGATAAAATTTATACTGAAGATGAAGTTTGGTCTACTGCAGATGTGACTAAGAAAGAACTCACTGAGTTTTTGGAGTCAATGAACTCTTCTCAGTTCAAAGATATTGAGAAGTTCTTTGAAACTATGCCTAAACTTTCTCATAAAATTACAGTTGTAAATCCAAAGACAAAAGTTGAAAGTGAAGTTGTGCTTGAAGGGTTAGCAAGTTTTTTCGCGTAGCCATGGTCCATATGGACCTTGAAAATTACTTTAGGCTTAATTTTGCCCTGATACAGTACCATAAATATTCTTTATGGGAGATTGAAAATATGATTCCTTGGGAGAGAGATGTGTATGTTGGATTACTACAACAACATCTTGAAGAGGAGCAATTGAAGCAGCAGCAACAAAAATCCAGTTTCTAAAGTAAGATAGAATGGCACCAGTAAATCCTCAGAACTTGATGGGAAGAACTAAGACAGTTCAGACTGCTGCTGTTCAACCACAAACACAACTAATTGCTTCTCCTGCGGATACTGCTGTTCTTCAAGATATTTCTAAGTCTTTAACGAGAATTATACAACTTCTCACACAGCAGAACACACAGGTTACTGCTGAAGCAAATCAAGAAAGAAAAAATCAGGAAGTAGCAAGAAGAAAGAAAGTAGAACTTGGTTTAGAGAATAGTTTTGCAGTAGTTAAGAATACGGCTCAGGCAGTTGTAGCACCAGTTAAAAATATTCTAGATCAAATTATACAATTCTTTGTTACTTTATTTTTAGGTAAAGCACTACTAAACTTAATCAATTGGTTTGCTAATAAAGAAAATCAAGATAAAGTTCGTTCAATTGCTAGATTTCTTAAAGACTGGTGGCCGTCTTTAATTGCTGGATACTTATTATTTGGTACTGGGTTTGGACGAGTAGTAAGAAGTCTTGCTAAAGTAGCGATAGCAGGAACCGCTAGACTTGTTGTTATTGCTGCTAGGTTAGCAAAAGCAATTGCGACTGGTAAAGGACTAAAAGGTATTGGTCAAGCATTATCTAGTGGTGGTAGTGGTGGTAAACTAGGTTTAGTTAAACTTGGTTTAGGTGCTGTTGCGACTATTGGAACTGGATTGGCAATCAACAAGTTCATGGGTGGTGGTGAAGAACAGGCACCTCAACTTCAAATTCCAGAAGCTCCTACAGCACCTTCTATGGGTGCGTTTGGTGGAGGATTTGCTGACTTAAAAACTATTTTTGCTGCTAATGGTGGTGCTATATCAGGTAAGGTAAGTCCCTTTACTGCCTTCTTCGGGTCTGGTGGTCTTGCTGATTTGATGGCAGGTGTGAATGGCGTAGTATCGGGACCAAAAGGTATTGATAAAGTCCCAGCGATGTTGACAGACGGTGAGTTTGTAATGTCTCGTGGTGCTGTTCAGAAGTTTGGTGTGGGCACTCTAGAGGCGATGAACGCTGCTGGTGGTGGAACTAATCGCCCTCGTGTTGTTAGTCAGAGAGTTTATGCTGCTGGTGGTGGATTGATTGGCAATGCTCCTAACGAGGGAACTGATGCGTTATATTCTGGTGGATTGATGGCTGACCGTAAAAAGGAACTTGGGCAGCAATCAATTGATGACAGAC